TCAAAGTATTTTCTTGTGTGATTTTCTTTGATCCACTTGTAGACCATGTTAGCAGTAGAACGCTTAGGCTCAAAAGCAACAGAGCCACTAGAGAATCCCATTTTTTGCCAATGTTCCAAACCATCATATTGAGAAAGCCCGTTGGCTTTGGTCTTTCCATAGAGTGACGTTGTAGTAACGCCAACAAGAGTGTCTCCATAACGAACTTTCCAATCTTTTTGAACTGTATCAGCAAGGCATAGTAAAGCCAACAACTTACCACCCATGTAATTGTAACCGAGTGGTTGCAAGGGCACAATCGTAGAACCAATTGCTGTATGGTTAATCATGCCTTGTTGTGTCTTAACATCTCTAGACCAACCGATAGCATTGTCTCTTGGTGTCAAATCCAAGAAGTCGGAAGAAATGCAAATAACACCAAGATACTTACCAGAACGACCATCAACAACGGTGTAAAATAAATTACGACCAATGTTAGAATTGTTCTTCATAGTAGATGAGAATGTACGGATAGCATTCCAAGTTTCAGCTAAGTCACCATTATGCAACTGCATAATAGGTTCAAGCTTTTCATAGTCATCTGGAGAACTAGGAACCCAAAAGTTACTCTTGACTTTTTGAATCAATTTTTCTTGTTCTTTGCTAACCATGTGAACTTCATCACCCCACAATGTAGAGACTTCTTTCACAGGATAACGCTCTTTCACTTCACACCATTTTTGATATAGTGTATACTCCCTAACATCCATTTGAGATGCATATGTTAGGTCTTCAATAAGTGTTTTCTTTAGTTGTTCTTCATCAATGTGTTCGTGGCTAGGATTAGTTTCCTGCCACGTAACCCATTGTTTCTCAACGAACTCTAGCGGAGTTTTTGCCATTTTTTTGTTTCGCTTGTTTCATCATTAGTGCTTGGTATTGAGCCATCTTCTTAATAACCTTGTTTCGTTTATCTAAACCAGATTTAAGAGCCAATGGCTTCACACGGTCAGTATACACGATTCCATTCATATGGTCAAGTTCATGCAAGAAGCAACGAGCAGAAATACCGGTATATTTTGCTGTTCGTTCAACACCATGGAAGTCTTGGTATTTTACCGTAATTTCAGCAGGTCGTGTGACACGCAAACCTAGTAAAGGAAAAGACAAGCAACCTTCTAACATGTGTGCCTCACCTGAGGTTTCAATCAATTCAGGATTAAAGTGTGCCACAAAATCATCACCGGCACCCATAACAAACACACGGTATGGAAAGCCACATTGATTTGCAGACAAACCGACACCATTATATTTTTTGCAGGTTTCAACTAATGATGATGCAAAATCATTTGGGTTAATAATTGCATTCTCAAAGTCAAAGTGTGGCATGACCTCACGTAGAATTGGGTCATCAGGAGAAACTAAATCAAACGTTTCAATAGTTTCTGCCGGCGTTTGTTGTATATTCGTTATTGCATCCGATGTGTCAATCTTAAATACACCATCAATCAATTTCATTTCAGTCATTTAGTCACCTTTCAAATAATTTTCAAATTTCTCTTTGTGTAGTTCATATACACCCAATCCATTGTTACAAGGTATACAAAGTATGCCTCTGTATTTACCAGTTTTGTGGTCGTGGTCCACTTGAGGCTTTGTCATCTCTTTTTCACAGATTAAACATTTGCCATTTTGTTTTTTTAACTCACTCAAAAATTTATCATAAGTTATATCAACAATACCCCTAGATTTCCATTGTTTTTCTGAAACAACATCACGATTTTCTTCTCTCCACTTAGCATAAATTATTTTGTACTTTTCATAATGTTCAGTATAGTGATTAGGATTGGATTCCAATCGTTTCTTTCTATATTCAACACCTCTTTGTTTAAGTTTTTCTTTATTTTTTTCAGCATAAAGTTTCATGTAATCTGGATGACTTCTTTCAGGTAAATCATCATACATTTTTTTTCTAGCCATTTAAACTCCTAAGTTATTTTTTATATTTATAAAAAAACAAACTTAAACTTATTTTTCTAATTGGCTAAAGTTGTTAACTTTCTTAAACCTAATAATGGACCTAAACTTTTCAAAAAGTTGGTCACCCTTGTGGCTGATAACAAAAATATTTGTTTCACTGCCCATATCATGAATCAATTTCAAGAATTCATCCGTTCCAACACCATCCAAACTGGAATCAAATACTTCATCCAGAATCAACAAGTTGGTATTTGTTGAGTTTTTCATCTTAGCAATTTGGCGCCATGTAAACAAAAGTGCCAAGTCAATACGCATCTTTTCACCTTCTGAAAAATTGGAGTAACTGAACTCATCACGGTGTCGTGACTTGATAGTTTCTTCAAAGTTTTCATTCAAGTTAAAGTTGACAAAGAAGTCCATGGCCTTCAAATACTTATTCACCAATTTATTGATGATAGGTAGATACTGCTTGATAATCTTTGTCTTGATACCATTGTCTTTCAACAATGATGCGGCGTATTCGTGATAATGCTTTTCAACAGAAAGTTCTTCTTGTTCTTTAACCAAAGTTGACAATTCTGTTTTCAAGTCTTTCAACTTTTGGTTGTCTTCTGTTAAGGTATCTTTCTGTTTAGACAATGCATCAATTTCAGCATTAAGTTTTTTGATATACTTGTTGATTGCTGAAATGGTTGAATTGTGTTTTACGATTTCGTTGTTATGTTCCGTGATGTGTTTTGAGATTTTTACAATCTCATCCAGACGGTTTTGCAACTTGCTGTATTCTTTATTGAGTTCTACCAAACCATCTTTTTGCAACAACACCTTTGATGAGTGTTCATTGATTTGCTCTTGTTTGAATTCAACATCAAGAACCTGTTTACATGTAGGACAGTTATCGTTGTTGTGGTAAAAAGCAATATCTTTTTCAACTTTTTTGATTGAGGTTTCAATCTTGGCCTCAAGTTGAAGTAACTTCTTGCTTCTTGTTTCAACTGTTGCCTGGTCTGCAATCTTCTTATTCAATGCATCAATGTGCTTTTGAATCAACTCAATGTCTTTTGATAGCTGTTCAGCCTGTTTCTGATTTGTCTGTATTTCTTCTTTTCTACCTACAATTTCATATTCATTGTTCTTCTTGCTTTCTTCAATGTTTTGCTTTTGCATCTGAATCTTTTCAGACACAAGTTCCATTGCATACTTGTTTCTTGTAGTTGTATCTTTAATTGCCGACATGCGTTCTTTGATTAGACCGTTCATTGCAGTAAAGATTTGAATATCCAACAATTCTTCAATGATTGTTCTGCGGTCAGCAGGAGTCAACTGCATAAAAGGAACAAAGGATGCTGAACCAAGGATGACAATTTGCGTGAATGACTTATAATTAAACTTGAGAATAGATTTCTCTAAGAAGTCTTGGTAGTCTTTCGCCTTGGCATCTTGGTTCAGCAAAACACCATTAAGATAAATTTCAAATGTATTAGGTTTGATACCACGGACAACTTTGTATTGTTTCTTACCAATAGAAAATTCAATCTCAACTACAGCATCGGATGTATTAATTGAGTTTACAAGGTTTGGTTTGTTAATCTTACGAAATGGTTTACCAAACAGGCCAAAGCACAGTGCATCCAGAATTGTGGACTTGCCTGCGCCGTTGTTACCAATAATCAAGGTGTTGGGAGATTTGTCTAGTTTGATTTCAGTAAAAGAGTTACCGGTACTTAACAAATTCTTCCAACGAATAGTTTGAAACTTTATCATGCCTGTTCTAAGTTCAGTGCTTCCACATACAATTCACGCATCATGGATTTAAGCCTGTTATTATCAATGCCGTCATTTTGGATTGCATCCACATATTTGTTAATAATGGTTACAGTATCCTCGGCTTCATCAATTCTATCATCATTATCATCGTCTGTCAAGTCTAATGCATCTTCAACAATGGTAATATCAAGCGGATTAAGACCATATATCTTATTCATAAACTGGTCAAACAGATATGGATTAGTTTTGTTTACTACCACAACCTTAACATAAACACCAGCACATGCACTTAGGTCTTTGTTCAATACATCTTTGATTTCTTGTTGCTTGTCATCATAGATTATGCGGTGAAACATAACATTAGGATTTTGTATAAAATCCAAATCATAGGAATCCAAATCAAAGAAATGGAACCCACGAGGATCCGAATAGTCTTGCCAGGTAAGTTCGTATGGGTTGCCAAGATACTGAATGTTCCCATTACTAGACTTATGGTGATAATGGCCGCTAAAAACATGGTCAAAAGTTCTAAAAACATTTCTATCTAATCCTTCTTCTGATGGCATACCACGGTGCATGGCGAAACCAGCAATTTCAAAATGGCCCATACACACCTTGGCCTCTGTGTTGTTTATTTCGTCCATGCACTCTTGGTAGTTCTCAGCACAAATCCAAGGTATCATACAGATATCATTACCATCAACATTGATTGTTTGTGGTGTATCAATAACTGTGATGTTATCGTACTCACGTAGCAACAAGTCTACTGAATTAACGTCATTAGTGTTTTTAAAATAAGTATCATGATTACCAGCCAGCATGTATACTTGAATATTTTTTTCTGCAAGCACATCAAAGAACATCTCCTTTGTTCGTTTTAGTGAGTAAAAATTAACGTACTTCCTACGGTCAAAAGTATCACCAAGTATAAGCAAAGTGGTAATGCCAGAATTATCCAAAGCAGTAAAAAAAGTGTCTCTATAAAACTTTTCATAGTAGTCCAAGAAGTGAACCGAGTCATTACGTGCTCCAAAGTGTTGGTCTGTTATCAATGCTACTTTCATAATCTCATTCTAAAAAGTTTTCAATGCCCTTAGGTTTCTTTACGGCTGCCTTCTTGTCATCTTTCTTTTTCTGTTGGCCATCTTCATAATTTTCAATGAATTCGGCAATGTTGTCATACAGTTCAAACTGTCTGTTACCACCACCTTCAGATTCCAGCATATCAAATTCATCCAAGATGCCAAGTTGTTCCGTAGATTTGTACTTCACATAGAGTTGTTTTTTCTCTTTCTGAATCCTACGCAGGAACGCATAATAAATGATTTGCGTGAAATAGGCAAATGGATTCTTTGACTTAGTAGGATCAAAGTTCTCAAAGTACATTAAACAGTTTTCAATACCATCACCTATCATGTCTTCTCTGTGAGGATAATTTATAAAGTTGGGTTTATGTGATAGACCCTCTGCTATTTTCATCCAACACTCACCAATATAATTTGGTATTGGTTCATTGGGGTTGGTAAGTTTACGTTCTTTGTAAGCAATCAATGCTTGTAGAAAGTCTGCGTTGTTAATGTAATGTTTAGTACTCATTCAAATATACCATAATTTTTGTTGACAAAAGACTTGACAAGTGTTAAAGTCTCGGTGTTGACCATTGAAATCAATGAATTGTTTTTTCTTCTGGTTCCATTTCATTAAATGCCTGGACAATTAATGATTTGATTTTATCATTTAGTTCTGATTGAACTTCTTTCTCAAAACCATCTTCTGCATCCATCTTAATGAGATTATCCACAGAGTTCTCATAATATTCAGCGAAGTCACCACTTGGTGTTGTGATAAACAAGATATCTTTGCTGTATAAAATAACTTCATTCTTTTCTACCAATTGAACTGGTAAAAAGAAACTAAGAATGATGTGTGAAGTCATTCCTCGGTCTGTTACATCATATACCATAGGATTGGTCAATAGATAATTGCCCTCCATAATTTCTTCAGTAACACTGATGATGTCACTTCCATTTTGTAGTCGGACGAGTTTTACATTGCTCATTTTTTTAGTCCTATCTTATAAGTTTTAAATGGAAACTTCTCTTCCGTATATATCTTCACCCGTTCCACGAAGTGCCGCAAAGTAAAATTCATGTGTTTGCCGACTCGCATGTCGTCTGCAATGTCATAGAGAGTTGCTTGTTCTTTTCCACTAGATTGGCGTAAGCCACGTCCAATACTTTGTAAGTTACGCACACGTGATTTAGATGGGCTTGCAAATATGATATTGTGAAGATTGCGTATATTAATGCCAGTACTAAAAGTCCCGTAAGAAGCCACCACAATTGCGTCATTTTCTATCTCCATAATCCTTCTGATTTCTTCTCTGTCCGCAGTATCTGTTCCGCCGTGGACAAAGAAAACTTTTCTATTACCAATCTTTTCGGTATTCTTAATAAGATTATAAAGGTTCTTGCCATGTTTATCAACCATTTGATATAATATGAGCGTATTATTACCTAAACTAACCGCTAGATTTTTAATGAATTTGTTTCTAGCTTCACATGCAATTAGGTACTGAATCTCAGATTGATAATCTGCTTTCTTCATTTCATCACAAACATCATCTGGATGTTTCAATATCAAGCATTTAATTTCAAACGAAGAAGCAATCTTCTTATCAATCATCTCCTTAGTGGTGATTACCTTCTCCACTGGTCCAAATAAGCCCTCTAATACTAACTTGTGCGTTTTGGTGCCGTCAAGCGTTCCGGTGAGTCCTATGCGATATTTGGTGTTAACACATGCAGTTAGTATTGAAGTTAATGATTGTGCTTTGAATAAGTGTGCTTCATCACCAATGATATAATCAAACTGTTCAAAGTATTGGGATGGCATTTTATATAATGACTGCCATGTAGATATAGTTACAGGTAAGTTTGTGTGTTTATCTTTACCTTGGTAAATTTTGTGTACATTTTTTTCAGAATCCCAACCATAATCTTCAAAATCTTTAGAAAGTTGTTCAACCAATGATGTAGTTGGAACAATAATAAGACCCTTGAGTTGTTGGTAATCAAAGAGTTGTCTCACCAACATGTAAATGATTAGAGATTTACCTGACGCCGTTGGTGAAATTAACATTGCACGGCGACTTTGCATTGCATGAACAAATGCATTGATTTGGTGGTCGTGAACCTCAAATGGTAGACCTAAAGTTTCAATAAACTTTTTAGCATGATATAAAGAGAATTCATCTTCCACAAAGTTGTGTGAGAAAGCATAATCTCTTTCAGTGCAGAATTCTTCAAGGTAACTCAATAGACCAATGTAGAGATGATTGTTTCTTAGGTCAAATAAACGAATCTTTCCGTCCCAGATTCTGTTTCTGAATGCTGGAACAAACTGGTGACCAGGAACAAAGAATGTGAAAAAGTCTGACAACTCCTGTGCCACATGACGTTCACACTTTACTTTGAGATAAACCTCGTTTAATTTGGTTATCTCTAAATGTTCTTTATTGTCCTCCAATGAATCTCTCCCAATCAATATAAGATTTCAATTCCCATGCACGTTGTTTGATTTCACCCATGATAGATTCTACCACAGATACAACTTCCTCGTGGTAAATCTTCTTCTCTAGTAGTTTGATTAGGTCTTGGTCGGATTCCAAGTAGAATGAAATGTCAGACTTGAGTGTGAAACGGAATGGTTCCCAGCCTTGTTCATCAAGTTCTTCTTGTGACATTTTGCCAGTATAGTATTCCCATTTGAGTTTACGCATACGCAAGTAATCAAAGTTGGCTTTCTTTGCAGCCATCTTATGTTTGATTAGAACATCAATATACTTACTGTGTAGCTTTGGGATTTTTAGGAGTTCTTTGCCCGGTTCTGTTTGGTCAATATCGGCGTCAGATTCCCAGGATTTTAAGATTTCATCAAGTTTGTTCATAATATAAAGTTAAAATTAAGCGTTTGTTATATCAAAATACTCATATCTAAAAACAGCTTCTGCCGTTATAATTGTATCCGCAGACTGTTGTGTATCAAACTGTACGTCAGAAAGAGATACAGGAAACATTCTGTGAAAGTTAATTCTCACTAATGGATTATTTAGTGCACTCATAATAGTGAGTGTGGAATCAGAATAGTAACTTGGTTTTGGACTGTTTGCATTTTGTAATGCATTATATGTTGCACGGTCATTCAAGTTTGTTGGTGCAGCAATTGCTAAGAACCATTTATACAACTCCGACCATGATGTAAGGTCTTCATCAATATAAAATGCAACCTTAAATTCATTATAAGATAATTTATTACCAGCAACAGGAACATCTAAAAATGGTGTATTGAATTCAACATCACCTAATGTTACACCAGGAAGATTTGCTGTGTGACAAAAATACTGAACCGTTGGCAATCTGTTAAATGCCAATATAAACTTTGACGGTTGTAGAAAATTGGTATTAGAGGGTGTTCTGTTTAGTGCTGTCATACCTCTATTTATGACAACAAAAAACCGCCCGAAGGCGGTTCTTATTTACTTAATCTGTGTACTAAATGACACAGGCACATCAACCTTTACGGGTCTATTAAAAAGTCTTAGAACCAGATTTGATACTGGCTCTTGAACTAATCCCATAATATATCGTAACATATTATTTTACTTCAACAGACAAAGTTGCTGGAACATCAACTGTAACTTCAGGTGCTGGTGCAGGTGCTTCTTCAGCAACAGGTGCAGCTTCTGGTGCAACTTCCGCTGGAGCTGGTGCAGGTGCTGCCTCTGGAGTTGCTTCTGGTGCTGGTGCAGGTGCTGCGATTGTTACTGAACCAGTAACTGCTGTACCCAATGGGTTTCCAGATTTATCAACTGTTTGTGCTGTGATAGCAAATTCGCCTGGACCAACATCAGCAAATTCAGCAACATAAGGTGCTGCTGTCAATGTTTGGTCTGGGAAACCAGCCAAAGAAACTTTGATACCTGCGGTTTCAGTACCGGCAGGGAATTGTTGTGCTTGTGCAACAACGGTAACGACTACTGTAGACATAATAACTCCTTTATAAAGTGTTGTGGAACTACCCACAAATATATTTAGGCTGTAAGATTGTTTCCAAAATATTACAGGCATAAAAAAAGGGAGCCGAAGCTCCCTTTTAAGTACCACTCTGCGGTGGTTTCGTCAATTACATCAAGTTCTTGACAGCGAATAGACGGTAGTATACGTTAGATTGAGCGTAAATACGACCATTACCAGCGTTCAAGCCTTCTGCAAATGGGTTTGCAACCATACCGTAACGGGTTTTGAAACCAATTTTTGGTTGGAATGTGAATTGGTCAACTGCACGAACCATTTGTAGAGGAACGTATGGGCAGTAGAACAAGCCAGCGT